GCTGCGGCAGTAGTTGGGCGTGTCACATGCCGGGGTGGCGGCAAGCGACAGAAGTGCGCGATATCGATCTTTCGCACGCTGTTTTGGCAAATCATCACCGTGACGTGCGCGGAGGCGATCCTCTCCGGCCATCAGCACTTCAATCATTTGTTCGGTCGGCTCTGCAGGCATCGACCATGCCACGGCTGCGGGCGCTGCCGTCTTACCCTCGTACACCCAGTCAACACCGTACGACTCGCCGTACTTGGTGTTTGCCTCTGTAGAGGGCATGTCATCTGGAACAAAAACTGGCCGCGCTGCCTGTGCCCGGCCTTCGTCCAGGCCTGCATGCCATGCGGCTTGTTCTGCTGCGGCTGGCTCTTGGTGCTTTGCGCGTTCCGAAAGTCCTCGGATGGCAGCAACAGCGCATTCGATACCGTTCATGTTGCCCAGGCTCATGAACCCAGGAACAGCTTTTTCAAGCTCATCAACACACGCACGCCATGCTTCTGTGTGCTCATCCATGTATGGGACTCGCACTGGATAGACATCGTGATTTCCAGCGGGCAGACCAGGTGAATACAGCTTGGCGTTGGTGATCTTCCCGCTGTCGTCAACATCGATATTGACGCAAGGCCAGATGTCAGCTTCTGGCTCCTGAATCTGGTGCAGGCAGGTCACGGGCATTGCCAGCGCTTCCCTAACGCAGGCAAGGGCCAGGACTTCGCTGGGCTTAAAGCCTCCACGCTCCGTCCCGTCCATGGTAAGGCGGCCAACTGCCACTTCTAGGCCGGCTTCGGCCTGCTGCAGTGCGTTCTTGAGGGTGCTGATGATGTCTTGCATATAGGTGGCTCCCAGAATGAGAAAAGCCCGCGGCGGCGGGCTGTTGATGGATGGGTGGGTCAAGCCACTTTGCGCAGCTTGGCCTCCTTAGCGATGAGCCAGACGCGGCCCCGGCTATCTCCTGGGAAGCGCGACATGGTGCGCACCTCCAGCTTGTCGACCTTGTCCTGGCTGGCGATCCACTTGCGCATGGCCGCGCCCAGGGGCTGAACTTCATCAGGCTCGCAGGAGAGACATTGCCCTGGCTTCATCTTGGAGAACAGCTCCGCATACTTGCCTTCGGGGCATGCGCGCTGTCCGGGGAAGGGATCGTTCTTGATCATGATGAGCTCAACGTCGATGCTCTTCACGGTCTTGTGCACCTTGCGGCGCGGCTTGGCTTGGTCGAATGCGTTCATGACTGAGCCTCACCGTTCACAGCTGCTGCAAAAGCGTCTTCGGGAGTCTGCTGCTTCACGCCGCCTTCGTCGTCCTCAATGTCGCGCTGGTCCGGGTTGCCGCCGGTGCTGGGCGTGTCAGGCTTGCCGGCGCGGTAGCCCTTCTTGGCCTGGACCAGCTCGGCAGGGGCCAGCAGCTTGATGGAGATCTCGCCTTCGGCAGCCAGGCCGGAGAGTTCGCCAAGCAGCATGTTGTCCTGCAGCTCTTCGCCGTTGTACGAAATGGTCCACTTGATGGTGACGCTGCCGCCTTCGGAGAGCTCATATTGCAGGTTGGACACCACCACATCAGTGAAGTCGACGTGGTATTCGTCCAGGCCCCAGTCTTGGGTGAGGCGGTAGCCGCGGAACTTCAGACCCTTGCCATAGTGGTACAGCAGCGGCAACTGTGGATGGCGCAGGTTCGGCAGCGGAATATCCAGGCCGGGGATTTCGTCCTGGCCGTCCTTGGCCGCCTTGTTGCAGTAGTGGTGCGCACGCAGGCCGGGCTCGATCAGGTCGAGCAGCGTGTTCTCGCCGGTCAGAGAGCATGCCAAGTCGATGGCGCGCACCTTCTCTTCGCCGTGGAGTTCGCGGCGGGGATTGGCGTTGGTGATGACGACATTGGTGGGGCTGGTCAGTTCAAAGGCCATGGAATCCTCTTTTCAATGAAAAAGCCTGCTGGTTCAGAGCAGGCTTGCGTTGGTTGCTATTGATGTTGATCAGGCGGTGACTGCCTGCAGTTCGTCAGCCAGCTTGCGGAAGCCAAGGGACAGCAGCAGCGCCAGGCGCTTGGTATTGGCCTCAGTGACCTGCACGGCTCCACGCTCACGGGTGAACGGAATGCCGTGGTGCTCCAGCGTGGCGGCGCTGATCTTGCCCAGGCCGGCGGCCTCGAGCAGCGTGTTGACCTGGCCCAACGTCATTACCGGGCTGGTGTCCGCTGCTGCAGCGCTAGCCTTGGCCGTGCTGATAGCCTGCTTGGCGTCGATGCCGGCCATGCCTTCCACTGCCTTGTCCTGCACGAGTCCTGCCAGATCGTCGGCTACGGGTTGGGCCAGCGTGCCGGCCTGCTGGGCCTGGGCAATCGCGGCCTTTTCCTGCTGGGCCTGCTCTTCGATGCGCTTGCGCTCTGCCGCTGCAGCTTCTCGCTCCAGCTTGGCGGCTTCTTCCTTGCGGATCTGCTCGCGCTGAGCTTCCAGCCGGGCGGCCTCCTGCTGCTTGTGATTGCCAATGCGCAGGGCGGCCAGGGCCTGGAAGTCCTCGGCAGCCTTGGTGCCCACGGTGGCGAAGTCAGCAAACAGGGCAATCCAGTCGCCATCCTCTTGCATCAAATGCTGGCGGTTGGCTTCCAGTCGGTCGGCCAGCTGGTTGGCTTCGTGCTTGGCATTGGTCAGGGCCACGGCCACCTTGTCGCGCATGCTGTCCAGCGACTTGAGGCCTTTGATTGCTCCGGCGAAGTCGGCAGCAACCTGTGGGAATCGGCAGGGGCGGCCGTCGATTGCTTCCAAGCGCTTCTCGAGCTCACCAATGTGGCTGTCCAGATCCTTCTTGGCATCCGTCACCAGTGAAGTGCGGCGGGCCTCCTTCTCGGCCGTGACCAGCTTTTCGCGGGCCAGCCGCGTGGTGCGCATCAGGTTGGCCAGGTCGTTGGCAGTGCGCGTGAAGGCTTCCACGTCACTGACCTGGGCCAGTGCGCTGGCCACGGCCGCCTTCATGGCTTCTTCGCCAGACTTCAGGGCCTTGCACTCGGCCTCGGCATCAGCGAATTCCTGGTCGGTGGTGGGCTTGGCTACCATGCCGTCGATGAAAGCACGCACGGCAACGGCCACTTGGTCCAGGTTGGAGACCACGGCCAAGCTGCCCTGCAGCTGCACAGCCACGGCCGGCAGGCTTTCAATCGGCTCTGCCACCGCAGCGGCGGGACGCTCGGCATTTGGATCGTAGGCCGCCACATCCTTCTCCAGTTGCTCCCAGCCGGCGATGAGCTTTGCGCGCAGTTCGGCGTCGGGTTCGTACCAGCAGTGATATTCCTCCACCAGGAGCCATTCGCCTGTCGATTGATTCTGCTGCCATCGGCTGGCCATGAACAGGATGCGCTCGCAGCCGGAGACCATAGCCTGCTGCTCCATTTGCACCCGATACTGCATTGGGAGGTCATCTCCGTAGCATTCGTTCGCCAGTAGCTCGCGCAGGTCGGCATTGAGCGTCTTGTGCTCAAAAGCCGTGTCGTTCATGAAGGTCAGGCCGTCGAAGCTGGCCGAGTACTTGCCCCGGGTGCCAACGCAGGGAGACAGGTCTTCGCCGATGATCTTCTCTGCCAGGGGGCGGGCCAGTGCTTCAAACTGGTGACCGTCGTTGAAGCGGCGCTGCGTGGCCGCGTCGACCTCAGGCACGATGCCCGTGGCCAGTTCCTTGACCAGCTCCGAGCGCTTCTTGTAGGCACTGCAGCCCATCATGGCCGGCGCGTCGCTGGCGTTGAAGTGGTTGCGGCGGTGGGCATGCCAATCAGCACTTCCTTGAACGAGATTCACGAGTTGCATGGTCATGCTTGCTCCAGTTCTGCCGCGCGGGCATCGAAGATTTGAGAGATGGCTGCGTGCTGATCTTTGTCAGTGACCGCTTCCAGCAGGTTGCCGAGTTCGTAAAGCTTTTCCAGATCTGTGCAGGCTTTGATGTCTGCTTCGAGTTTGGCCGTATCTACCGTGGGCGCGCCGTCTTCTTGGGACGCCTTCTGACGCTTTGCCACTTCGCCGCGCAACTGCTGCTCTTGCTCTGCGGTGACCTTGTATTTGCTGTTGAGCCATGCCAGCACATCAGCAAGCGGTTTGCCGGCGGCGATGCCATCCACCCACTTGCTCAGTCCAGCTGCCCAGCGGTCTGGCGCCCACTCGGGCTGAACCACATCAGCTTGGCCCATATGGCGCTCACCCTGGGATGCTGCTGGTGTGGCGGTGGACATGTCCTGCAGCTCTTCAGCAATCGGCATGCCGCGCAGCACATCGGGGAACACGTCGCGCAGGGCAAAGGCCCGGGCGCGCATCTGGCGCATGCGCTTCGGATACTGCGTCCATGGGCCTTGCTTGCCAGCGAGGCCGGCCTTGCGGGCATCGTCCATGCTGAAACTGCGTACCTGCTCGGGTGCGCCCTTGCGCTTGACCCGGCAGAAGGCGGTCTCACCATCATCGTCCTCGGTGACGTACTCGCAGACCGGGCTGGCCATGACCAGGGCAATCACGGCGTCACCCCAGAGGGCAGGTCGGCCATTGATCACTGCCAGGTTCTGCAGAGACTGCAGCGGCTTCAGGCCCAGCTCGCTACCCCATTGCATGGCAATCAGGCAGTTTCCCGGCTTGCCCTTGAAGTCCTTGGGAACCAGATCGCTATCGGCCAGATACTGGGAAAACGTCAGCGCCTGGTCGAAAGTCTGAGGGCTCAGGTCAAACTGGCCGGCGGGCCGCAGAGCTGTCGATTGCTGAGCGGTGAGAGCGTTGCTCATGAATACCTCACTTGGGTGATAGCGGAAAGAAGGGCGGCAGCGCTGCTGGCCACCCACAAAAGAAAAGCCCGGGCGGTACCGGGCTTGGTGTCTGTTTTGCTCATGGCTTCCTGGCTAGGGCGAAGAAGGCGAGAGCGATGAAGAGGAGGGCGAGCGCTTCATTCATGGGGCTGCCCTGTAGCCTTGGCGATGGCGGCACGCGCTTTGTCGAATGCGGCGCGGCAAAGGTCCATGCGTGCGCTGAAATCGATCGCATGGTCCTTCTCTCGGTCATCCCATTCGAGCATTGCCATGCAGGCATCTAGCAGCTCAGGCGCGGCGGCCATCAGCCGGGCATCAGCCTCTTTCACGCCAGTTTCAAACCTGGCGATTACGGGGCGTAGCCAGATCGGGTGATCGTCCAACTTCTGCCCAACAATCGCATTGGATTCGTGGGCGGACCAAGGTCCAGACGTGTATGTTGCTTTGCTCATGGCTTTTCCTTGAGGCAGTGAGCGGTTTGAGGTCATAGCGTGTTGCCTTCATGCAGGCGCCGCTTTGCGGATACGTAGGCTTGATGCGCTTCGCGTGCAGTTTTGAATCGACCCAGCCAGATGGACTTGCCGCCCAATTGAATCCGGGACTTGAAGCTGCGGGTTCGGCTGTCCCAGCCAGCACCGAGGACGCCCGTGGTACTGGCCTTCCCGGCTTTACGGCGGTTCTGCACATTTATGGCCTGTGTGACAACCCTCAGGTTGGCGATGGCGTTATTGGTTTTGTTGCCGTCTATGTGGTCTATGACCCCGTTCGGAAATTCGCCATGCATGTACAGCCACGCCAACCTATGCGCTGCATATTTCCGACAGAACACAGTGATGATTAGGTAGCCATACTGGTTGTAGCTGCCAACTCGGTTGGTCGCCTTGCGTGTTCTCAGGCTCCGCAGCCACTTGAACTCTCCAGTGATTGAGTCATAGGAGATTTCATTGCGTAATTGAGCTTGCGTGATGGCTGGAGGCATTTATTGCTTTCCCCGAAGACATTGAACGGTCCTGTCGTCAAGCCAGATTGGCTCCATTCCAGGGCAGGCCCAGGCACCAGCAGCGGCTCGCTTGAGGTCGGCGGCGGTGGTGGATGGAGCGTCTGCCGCCTGGGCGCTGCAGCCGGACAGGCCGGCGCACACGAACAAGGCCAGCAGCACCAGAAACAACAAAGCCCGCGTTGGTGCGGGCTTCTTGCGGCGCGGGAGGCGCTGGAGTTGGATGGGGGAGGGCATCAGGTGGCTCCTATGCGTTTGAAGTCGATCACCCAGACCCAGGGGTTCGCAGCCCAGTTACCGCCGGTTGATTCCCAGAGCGATTCAAAGGCAGCTCTGGCGCAGCTGTATCGCGGCTTGCTGTCATCTGGCACGCGGTAAGCGGGATAGCCAACATGATGAGGCCCCGTGATTCCTTCAGCGATGGCATCTGCCTCGCTGATGTCTTGAAGGCGCTCCACACGTGCGCTAGTGACTTCGAGCCAGATGCGGGCAGCGTGCTTTGGCATATGGATGCTGGGGCTCCAGCGGGCAGGCTTGGCCCATCGGATGCATCCATCAGCGGCTAAGAATTGGCGCGCTCCATCCCAGTCGGGGTCCTCCTTATAGACGATGATGCGGTCATCCTTGCGCATAGGCAGAGATTCATCAGTCAACGGCAGGGGTCGAGGAATTTCTGCCCAGGTCTCGCGCACATAGATGCGGTCGCCTGGGCCTCCTGTTGGGCAAGCGATGTGCACATGCTCCGAACCAATGGCCAGATTCATTCCGTCCTTGAGCTTGAGATAGTGGCCGCCCATGAATGTGTCATCTGTCACTGTTTCCAGCTTGCAGATGCGTCGCGTTTGGGTTTTCTGTCCACTCAAGATGGCGCGCACCAGGGGCGCCTTGAACATCAAGCCTGTTTCTTTCTTGCTCATATCGCCTCATACTGGTTTTCGGTTTCAGGGGCCAGAGCAGCGCGGATCTGCTCGGGGGACAGCGGCTCTGCCATCTGGGCCAGCACCTGCTGGGCGCAGAACTCGGCAAGGGCTGGGTGCTGGGCTACTCGTTGAGCGGGTGTCATTGAAGGTCCTCCAGATAGTCGGTGTAGATGGCGAAAGCGTTCTTCTTGGCGAAGTGGTCAGCGATGGCCTCTCGCAGTGGCTTTGCCGCTTCGCTCACCATCAGCTCGGCAAAGGCGGCATTGGTCGCATCGTCGCTGGCTTCCATGGCCTGATACAGCAACTCGTCTGCGCTCATGCCGCCAGCAAAGGCGTATTTGTCGAACCAGTCCCCAGGCTTTACCACCTTGGCGAACTGTCGCGCCACGATGCCCGGCGCCTGAACGGCTGCAGTCTCATGCAGAGCGTTGGCAGCCTCCTGCTCATCGTTCCAGCGCTCGGCGTCTGCATGAGGGTTTGGCGTGGGGCCGAGATAGATAGGAGGTCGGGCGTTCATGGCATGGCCCTCCCAATCTCAGCAGCAGCGCGTACGATCGCGCGACGGGTGGCTTCGAGCCTGTCTCCGTTTCTGACATGTTCGCTGACATGGACGCATGCTGATCTGTTGGGATTGCCATCAGGCGGGTACCACGCCTGCACAACGGTACCGACCGATCGTGCGCGACTTGGCTTCCTCGACTCAATTCCCAATCGCACTGCTAGTCGCAGCGCGTCGCCATCGTCAGTCAGAGGGGAGAACCAACCCTTTGGCCACTTTTCAACTTCTGCTAGGAACCCTATGAAACGGTCATCCCCTTGAAAGTTGACGTTCTTAATCTCCATGGGATTCAAAGAAACGCCAACGGCTTTTGCCGCCAGTTTCAGCAGCTCTTGATCTGTTTCAGTCATGGCGACATCCAAATAAAAAAGCCACCCTGAGGTGGCAAGCTCACTGCGAAGTGAGGGGGGAGTAGATAGACGGCGCAGCGGTTCGCCAGATGAGGGTCCAGCTATACAAATGCGCAAGGGTGAAAGAAATGCCGCGCCATCTGGTGTGACCACTGTCGCCAAGTTCTCAACTGACGCCAGCCCAGGCCCATTCCTGAACTGCCGTACCTGCTCAAGTGGTCACGCCGGATGGCCCTGGCCCAGCGGCCAGGGAGGCGTTTACTTGATCAGCTTTGCGACCGCTTCGGCCACCTTGGACTGGGCCTGAGTAACGGCGAGCTCCACGGCCTTCTTTATTTCGCCCTGCATCTTGTAGTCGATGACTGACTCGACGTTCTTCTTGACGATGAACTCAAGGCGCGTGCTCTTGTAGTTGTAGTTATTGGTCTCTCCGCGCTCGTTGACCCGCTGTCCAAGGTAATCCTCGCCAGCCTTGCCGATCAAGGCCGTCAAGGTGGTTGGGGTTCCGACTGCGGTACCCCATTCGTCGTGCTTCTGAATTCCTTCTTCAAGCCGCTTGTCAATGATCGCGCCCACCTTCTCGCTGATTTGCTTCTGGACTGACTCACTGACTGCCTTGCGGATGTCATCACCGCAGGCCTTTACGATTGCTGCCGTAGCCCTTGCGGCAATCGAGTCGAACATGCGCTGAGCGTCATATTCCAGCGTTGTCGCGCTGATCGTCACAGCACCTTTCGACTCCTGAGATGCGGGCACTTCGTCGTCGTAGTCCTCGTAATCCATGGTTGCTCCTTGTGAAAAAAGAAAAGCGCCCTCGGATGAAGACGCTTTTGTTTTTGGCCCCGCTTAGCCCTGCGGGGGAAGGCACATGCAGGCCGCATGCTGGCGAATCGCTCACATTTCGAAATCTCCGTCAGTCCGACTCAGGTAGCAGCAGACCGTGCTCGCGGCAGTAGGCTATCTCCTTGTCATAGTTGGAATCCTCCAAGGCCAGGGCTCCATCGGGACCGTAGACATCGCGTCTTGCCGGCCCCATGGGTCGACTTGTGCGCTCGACTCGATACCCATGCCGCGCCCAGCATCCATTGGGGCTGTTGGGATGCGGCGGCTTCTTTTGAGTAGCTGCGTTCATCAAATGCTCCTGTTGGTCAAACCGCAGCGCCTTGGTTCAAGGCGCTCTGGTTTTCGTCCTGGCTCTTCCCGGCATACCGGCTCCAGGACTCACGTACCCCTTGATCGGCGGTGCATCCGTCCTGAAAGATCAGGAGTAGGAAGGGGGCTCACCTTCATGGCTCCACAGCAGCGGGCATTCGCCTTCTTCTGCCTTCCCATCGTTTCCGACGCCGGTTGACCATCTGGCCGGTGCCGCTGCACTTTTGCGTTACTGCTTTGTGCTGCGATGGGTTGTAATGTAAGAGTGCTAACAATAACTGTCAAGCATGCTTACTCAAATAATTTTAGAGTGCTAACATTTGATGCATGACCACACACCACACAGACGAAAAAAAGCCCGCTGGTGCGGGCCTTGTTGGTGCTATGGGTGGTTCTAGCTCTGTGTCTCTACCACCGGTGTGTTGGCGGTCGTGCCTTTGATGAGCTCGATTGCATGCAGGCAATCTTGCTTGTTGTGATAGCTCTCTCCGCTGGCAATAGGTTCGCCGTTACCAGCACGGAGACGCCAGCGCCATTGCCCCGCTGTCTGAGAGACAGCAAGCGATGACAGCTTTAGTGGTTCTTTGTAAATCTCAAACTTCATGGAGTCTCCTATGGAAAAAAACATCTCAGCCTGGAAAGCACAAACACCGTACCCAGTGGAATTCACACACAACGGCAGTAAATGGTGTCTCACCATCTACGCCATTGACGATGAAGATGCTGAAGCTAAGGTGCAGAGCCTGCGGAATAGCGCCACATTAATAGGTGGAGCTATTGAAAAAACTATTGAATGGTGTGGTGATTAATTGGAAATCACATTTCAATTATTTTTCAGATATTTCAGATTTATGTTCTATTGGTTTTGTATTTGTATCCAATGTTTTTGGTGTCATACATTGTTTACTTATGGATGCTTGCTGTACGGCATCGTATTCGCCCTTGAGTCTTCCATATTCAGCTTCCTGTTCCTTTGTGCCACCCAGGAAAAAGAAAGCAGGCCATAGCAAGAAACCGCCAGCAGTTATCATTTTATCGTTGCTTGAAGCCTCATCGAGACGTCCTCCGACTTGGCCTATGCGGGCATTGAGGCGTTGAGTTTCTTGAGAAAGCTGGTCGCAACTGAAATTGTTATATTGCATCGGAGATATATATTGCGATGCAATATCTTTTGATGATGTTGCACATCCTGATATTCCAGATACTCCTATCAAAATAGGAAAAATTATTTTCCTCATCCCTCTCTCCTATAGTTTATTTACGACGAAATTTTCTGCGATGCTCAAGCATTGTTCCAATTACAGACAATTCATGCTCATCGCTGCGCAAAATAGGGTAGTCATCATTCAAAGGAACAAGCTCGAAAATTTCCTTGCCAGCGTAATCAATCCCACGCACTCGGTATTTTTTGAATGTTGCCTCTTGTTCTGAATTGCGAGCCGCCACAAAGTCTCCTGGGCGTGGATTCACCTCAGGGTCAATCAGAACCCGGTCGCCTTCGCGAAATTCTGGGGACATCGAATCTCCCTCAATCTCGAAATAGAACGCCCACGCAGAAGCATCGTCCTCGCCAAATTCGACTGCGAAGCCATCGCCCGGCTCATAGGGGCACACCATCTCTTTTGTCCGACCAGCCTGAATCTTTGAAATGACAGGATAGGCACGCATTCCAGCAGCGATAGGTCTGATGTTTGCGTCAAAGCCAGCAGGATTGCTTTTCACCGGTCCTGTGCCGGTTGCTATCCACATGGCATTGAAGCCAGACGCAGCTGCAAGCTTTGTAGCCGGTGCAGTTTTAAGGCTCTTGGTTGGCCCGTCTTTCCACTGAGTAACTGCAGACGACGTGACGCCCGTCACTTTGGCGATTTCGCCAACTGACATGCCGGTTTCAGACATCAGAAGTGCGATTCGATCTTGAAGCGTTGACATGTTAGGGAGCTTACGGGTTATTAATGTTAGGGTGCTTGCAATCAATCTGTAAGTGCTCTAACATGCGCGCATGACCAAAACTGAAGCCATCACCTTGCTTGGCGGCTCTGTAGCCAAGGCGGCCGAAGCCATCGGCATCAATTCCCAAGCCATCTCGCAATGGCCGACTGAGCTTCCTGCTCGGCTGGCAGACCGCGTGCAGGCCGCCCTCTGGCGCATGCAGCAAGCAGACCATCCCGCCCCCCAGGAGTCGAGCCATGGCTGAGGCACACAGGGTGCGTGTTGCGCTAGCCCGCAATGGGAGCGTTGTCAATGTGTGCCGCGTCGATGCAAATGATGTGATCCGCTCCGTCATTTGGCAGAGGCCATGCAAGCTCTCTGAGACGCCGTTCACCTTCGTGTACGAGGAACCTGAAAAGGTTGAGGCGCTGAACCCCAATGAACTATTCAGTGCTTCGGGTGTGACGGTGTTGTGGGAATCAAGCTTTCCTTTTGGACGTCCCTGTTCCGCTGCAGATGCGCCGCTAGTTGCTCCATCTGATCTGGGTACATCCGAATCCAAGGAGTTGCCTCCTCCTGAGCCCCAGGGCCTGAGCGATGCCACATGCGCATCTCCAGGTACTGCATCTGGCCAAGAGGTGTCTTGATGAAGCCGCCGCGCGACTCCGACCTCGTGAACACCACGAACTCTTTTTCCATGTCTGCCCCTCCCGGGAATGGTTGTGTAGGAGCTTCCATTCTGCCCCGGGAGGCGGCGGGCACCTTTTCCCCATCCCTCAACAAGAACCCCATCAAGGAGGCCTGAATCATGTACGCCGACCCCGCCCACATTCGCAAGAACCGTGTGAACCTGTCCCTGAACGATGCAGAGGACAGGCTGGCCGAGGCAATGGCCGAGTTCAACGGCATGCAGAAATCGGTGTTTCTGCGTGAGCTGGTTCTGGAGGGTTTGTCTCGTTTCCATAGCTCCAAGTCTGCAGCGGCTGCTACAGAAATGCGAGCTACAAACTCGTGACGCTGGCGCGTCATTTCAGCAACGGTTGCGTAACGCGGAATGAAAAACAGTGCCGGCACCACCCACCACCGGGCAGCCCCTCGACCTTTCGGAACGAGAAGCCGCTGCACTCGATGCCTACGCCGCAGAGCATGGGCTTACCCGTCAACAAGCTGCCACGAAGCTGGCACAGCAGATCCTGGACGAGCGCTACCGCATCAAGCAGCAGCAGGGCCGGGTTTTGCCATTTCGGAGGCGCTGATGGCCCTCTCTGAACTTTTCCGTTACGCATTTGTTCAAGGCGGCCGGCCATGAACTACTACCCCTTTCACATTGGCGACTACCTGAGCGCCACCCGGCATCTGAGCTGGGAAGAAGACGCTGCATACCGCCGTCTTCTCGACACCTACTACATCACAGAAAAGCCGCTGCCTGTTGAGCTGCGCGCTGTCTGCCGCCTCGTCCTGGCCACCACGGAAAGCCAACGCGAAGCTGTTGAGGTCGTGCTGCAGGAGTTCTTCGAGCTGACGGAAGCCGGCTGGATCAACCGCCGTGCCGATGCCGAAATCGCAACCATGCTCGACAAGCAGGAGAAGCAGCGGGAACGTGCCAACAAGCGCTGGAAAAAGCCTGCTGGCAATGCCGGCGACGATCAATCTGGCGATTCCGCGAACGGCAACGGCAATGCAGGTGGTGCTGCACCGGCAATGCCACGGCATACAGATTCTTATGCCACGGCATCGGATTCTGATGCCAGCGCATTGCCACCAACACCAACACCAACACCAACACCAATAAATAGTTCCGTAGCTAACGCTACGGGCGGCGAGCCGCCGAAGCTGACCGACCCGGCAGAAATTATTTTTGGCTACGGGCTCTCCATGCTGGTCAATGCCGGTACAGGGGAGAAGCAGGGCCGATCCTTCCTCGGTGGCCTGCGCAAGGCCCATGGCGATGAAGCCTTGATCGACAAGCTGCGCGAATGCGCAAAGGCCAAGCCCCTGCAGCCGCTGGAGTGGCTGGCCGCCGCACTGCCGCCGCCTGTTCCCGGCCGCCGCACAACCGTGATCCCGCCAAACCGCCAGGAAGCCCTGGAGCAGCGCAACCGCAACGTGGCCGACGCCTGGGCCGCAGAAGGAGCATGAGATGCGACAGTCCGACCGCTCATCGTTTGCCCAGCTGATCACCGACGTCTTGGCCTACTACGGCAAAGATGCCAGCCGCTTTGTGCTGGACTTGTGGTGGAACGCCTGCCAAGCCTTCGACCTGGAGCAGATCGAAAAGGCGATGCAGCGCCACTGCACAGATGCCGAGCACGGCCAATTTGCGCCGAAGGTGGCCGATATCGCCCGCGTCCTGCAGGGCACCACTACCGACCGTGCCGCCATGGCCTGGGGCAAGGTTCTGGAGGCGATTGGCGCCGTGGGGGCCTACACCGACGTGGTGTTTGACGATCCCGCAATCCATGCCGTTGTCGAAGACCTGGGCGGCTGGCCAAAGGTGTGCCGGACCGAAGTCAAAGAGCTGTCCTACCTGCAGCACCGGTTTCAGGTTGCCCACCGGGCCTACACCGAAAGCGGCCAGTTCGAGTACCAGCGCCGCCTGCCGGGCGACCGTTCGCCGGACCACGACTACACCAGCCGCGGCATCCCTTTGCCCCGTCCCGCGCTGGTCGGCGATCGTGAACGTGCCATTGCGGTGCTGAAAAACGGCAGCGCTACGGGCAAGACCCGCATTTCCACGCTGCCCGAGCAGGCCATGCACCTGCTGGCCAACACCACGACAAAACAGGAGCTTTTGGCATGATTACTTTGACCCTTCCGTACCCTGTGAGTGCCAATCGCTACTGGCAAACCCGTGTCATCAAGCCCAAGGGCGGAAAGTTCTACCAGGCCATGACCTACGTCAGCGCCGAAGCCAAGGCGTTTAAGGATCTGGTGCACAAGCTGGCCATGGCCGCTGGCGTCCGAGCCCCCATCACTGGCCGCGTGGCCATCAGCTACACGCTGCACCCACATTGCCCGCAGGATGCGCTCCTGCCGGGCCAAGCGTGACCCTATCGGCTGGGAGGACACGGTGCAGTGTATGGACCTGGACAACGCGCAGAAGGTGCTGCTGGACAGCCTCAAGGGCGTCGTGATCGATGACGACAAGTGGGTGCGCAAGATCTCGGCAGAGCGTGGTGCACCGGTCACGGGCGGAAAGCTGGTGGTGACCATCACCCCGATTTCTCCAGTCCCGGTCATAACATCGCAAGAGCAGGGCGACTTGCTTGGAGCCCTAGTATGAGCTGGCTCTGGCTTATCCCCGCATTCCTGGCCGGCCTGATTATCGGCATCTGGCTCGGCATCGCCTCGGTCTCCAACAGCATGGATGGGTACTGACCATGGACAAGACCTCATCCAACGTCATCCCCCAGACATTCGGCGGCCGGCCGTATCCACAGATCGCTGAGCTGGTCGACGACCTGAACGCGGTGCTGGGCAAGTACGACGGCCAGATCCCGCTGGCGGCTGCAATCGGCGCGCTGCGTATCGTGGAGCACGGCCTGCTCCAGCAGGAAGGAGCGTGACATGCGCGACCGCCTCACCCTCATCCTCAAGACTCCAGAGCAGGGCCACATCGCCATCACCAGCGCCTGGAAGCAGGCCAAGCAGGTCCTGGCTGATGGCCGCCGCCTGGTGCTGGAGCTCCGGCCCGAGCGCAGGCAAGAGCGCCACAGCCGCCACTTCCACAGCCTGATCAACCAGATCAGCGCGCATGTGGGCGGCGATCTGGAAAACACCGACGACGCCAAGCGCATTCTGATCAGCGCCTTTCGGATGGACACCCTGCGCGATTCCCAGTTCTGCGACGAGTGGGCACGCTTCGGAGATTTGCGCATTGGCCGTGGCCTGCGCGGCGAGACCGTGATGCTGGGCACCCAGTCCAAGGACTTCACCGACAAGATGGCCCGCGGCTTCATCGAATGGCTCTATGCCTTCGGCGCTGAGGCGGGTGTGGCCTTTAAGCCATGGGAGGATGAAAATTGAACGCAATTGCAGAACACCAGCACATAGACGAGTGCCAGCTGAACGACTTGCTCAACGAGATCCTGAGGGAGTGGCACAGCTGGAGCGCCGGCGACACGATCGCAGAGGGCTACCCCAGCCGCTCACCGTCCTGCGCCCTGGGCCCGGCGGGCAGCGATGGAGAAGGCCCATGTATGGAGACGGTGGATGCCGTGATGGACGCCATACCCCAGCCCCACCGCACAGCCCTGGCATTCCAGGCGCGCAACCTGCACAGCCGCGCCCAGGTGTGGAGCAGCCCCAGGCTACCTGCCAACTGGGAGGAGCGCCAGATCCTGCTGATGGAGGCCCGCAACCTGTTCACGCGCGGCCTGATGGCAAAAGGCGTTTTAGGGGGTTGACGCGAAATTCAGTTCGTGCAGAATACGTCTCGGGCCGTTGCGCCCAAAAATTCCAAAGCCCTGGCCTCAACCGCCGGGGCTTTTTCGTTTGTCTCCTGCTGGCCGAAAGCCGGCACCTGCCGCCCTGGTTCGCCTCGGCGGCTTTTTTATTTGCGGCCTTGGCCTATTGGTCGGGCATCAGCCTTCCAAGCTGCAGAGCCGGGTTCGATTCCCGGAGGCCGCTCCAGTTTGCCGCCACCGAGCGCACCCGGCAAAGCATGCGTCACGTCATGGGGTGTAAGGCTCGTGTGGTGGTACCAATCAAAGAGAACCCATGGCCCTGACACCCAAGCAGGAGGCCTTTGCCCTTGCGTATGTCGAGACGGGCAATGCCTCTGAAGCCTATCGGCGCGCATATAGCGCCGCAAAGATGAAGCCCGCCAGTATTGCGGTGGCTGCTTCCAAACTAATAGCAGACCCTAATATCACCCTAAGGGTGCAAGAGCTGCAGGGAAAGGCTGCCGAAGCCTGCCAAGTCACCCTGGAGGGGCACCTGCAGCGACTCGCACAGTTGTCATTGAAGGCGGAGCGCGAAGGCAAGTACTCCGCGGCGGTGGCTGCTGAGATTTCGCGGGGCAAAGCTGCTGGCTTGTATGTAGAGAAAACGGAACTCACTGGCGCCAACGGTGGCCCGGTAGAGACTGTCTCGCGCGTCACGCGCACCATCGTGGATCCCAAGGCATGAGAACGCTGGACCTGAAGACGGCGCGAGTGTTTGCGCCGCTGCTGGAGCCTGCCCGCTACAAGGGCGCGCACGGTGGTCGTGGCTCTGGCAAATCCCACTTCTTCGGCGAGATGCTGATCGAGGACTGCCTGTATGAGCCCGGGGCCAGCGGTGGCGAGGGCTTGCGATCGGTGTGCATCCGTGAGGTGCAGAAGGATTTGAGCCAGTCCAGCAAAGCGCTGCTCGAGGGCAAGCTATCCGCGCTGAACCTGGGGTCGGCAGATGGCTTCCGGGTCTACAAGGACGTCATCACGACGCCAGGCGATGGGCTGATCATCTTCAAGGGCATGAACGACTACACAGCCGACAGCGTGAAATCGCTGGAAGGCTTCAAGCGGGCGTGGTGGGAAGAGGCGCAGACTGCCACACAGCGAAGCCTGGACCTGCTGCGGCCAACGATGCGCGCCCCAGGCTCTCAGCTTTGGTTCGGGTGGAACCCACGCTTCGCCATGGATCCTGTCGACCGCATGCTGCGCGCTGTTGAGCTGCCCACGGGTGCTCTGGTGGTACAGGCCAACTGGCGGGACAACCCCTGGTTTCCAGCTGAGCTTGAACAGGAACGCCTGGATTGCCTGAGGCAGCAGCCTGACAAGTACGACCACATTTGGGAAGGCGGTTACGAGACGGTCAACGAAGGCGCCTACTTCGCTAAGCAGCTGACAGCAGCCAAGGCAGAGGGCCGGCTCGGCGTGGTGGCGGCTGACCCCAGCATGCGCCTACGTGCCTATGTGGACATTGGCGGCACGGGCCGGAATGCCGACAGCTTCGCCATGTGGATCGTCCAGTTCGTCGGCCTGCAGGTGCGTGTGCTGGACTACTACGAGGCCCAGGGCCAGCCCATGGCGACTCATGTGCAATGGTTGCATGACCGCGGATACAAGCATGACCGCCTGGATATCTGGCTGCCACACGACGGGGACCGCTCTGATGTGGTGTTCGCTGTGACGCCGGCAAGCGAGCTGCGCCGCCTTGGCTACACCGTGACCACGATACCGAACCAGGGCAAGGGCGCTGCGCTCAAGCGGGTCGAAGCCGCTCGGCAACTGTTCCCCAGCATCTGGTTCAACCAAAAGAGCTGTTCCGGTGGCCTGGCAGCCCTGGGCTGGTACCACGAGAAGCGGGATGAAAAGCGCGGCATTGGCCTGGGCCCAGAGCACGACTGGTCAAGCCACGGCTCTGACGCATTTGGGCTCATGTGCTGCGACTGGCAGCCGCCAAAGATCAAGACAAGCAAGCCTGCGCCTGTGGCGTCTGGCTGGATGGGATAGACATGGCCACTTCTGACAATGACATCCTGAGTGAAGCCCGGGACCGCATGCGCGCAAGCGTGGATGCCGAGAGCACAGGCCGCTATGACGCGCTTGATGACCTCAAGTTCCTGCTGGGCGGCAAGAACCAGTGGCCCGCGCAGGCTGTGAAGCAGCGCGAGTTGGAAGGCCGCCCCTGCATGACCTTCAACCAGCTGCCGGCCATCCTGCAGCAGGTAACGAATGACCAGCGCCAGAACACGCCTGCCATCAAGGTTCACCCAGTGGACGATGGCGCAGACGTCGAGACGGCCGAGGTGCTCCAAGGCCTGATTCGCCATATCGAATACAGCAGCGATGCTGACGCAGCCTATGACACGGCCGTGAACTCGGCTGCTGCCTGCGGCTTCGGTGTCTGGCGCCTGATTACAGAATACGAGGCCCCAGACAGCTTTGACCAGGTGATTCGCTTCCAGCGTATCCGCAACCCCCTGAGCGTCTATATCGACCCGTTCGCCCAATGCCCGGTGGCGTCGGACATGCGCTACTGCTTCCTGACGGACCTGATCCCCACAGAGCAGTTCAAGCGCGAGTACCCGAATGCCAAGGTCACTGATGGCGTCGAGTGGCAGGGCGTGGGCGACACCTACAAGCAGGGCTGGGTGCGCGACGACGGGATTATTGTGGCCGAGTACTACCGTATTGTCCTGACCTCGGACACCCTGGTCCTGATGCAAGACGGCAGCACCGCCTGGAAGTCTGACCTTGGAGAGGATGCCAAGGCTGTCAGCGCCAAGACTCGCCCCAGCATGCGCCGCAAGGTCAAGTGGGCAAAGATCACCGGCTGCGATGTGCTGGAAGAGGCTGAAATCCCAGGCAGCTGGATTCCAGTGTTCCCGGTCTACGGTCAAGAGCTGGACGTCGAAGGCCAGGTTCACCGCTGGGGCGTGATCCGCAATGCCAAGGATCCGGCCCGCATGTACAACTTCTGGATGACATCGGCCACGGAAGAGGTGGCCATGCGTCCGAAGACGCCATGGGTTGGCGCGAAGGGCCAGTTTGAAGGCGTTGAGCAGCAATGGACAAATGCCAATCGCTCCAGTCAAGCCTATCTTGAATATGAACCGGTCAGCCTGAACGGTCAGCTTGCGCCGCCTCCCCAGCGTCAGCCCATGGCAGACGTCCCGGTAGGTGTCCTGCAGATGGCCATGCATGCTCGTGACAACCTGAAGAGCACGACCGGCCTATACGACGCCAGCCTTGGCGCCCAGGGCAACGAAACCAGCGGCCGGGCGATCCTGGCCCGCCAGAAAGAGGGCGACACGGCCAACTATCACTTCGTGGACAACCTGAACCGGGCCATCAAGCATTGCGGCCGGGTGCTGGTCGAGATGATCCCGCACATCTACGACGGTGAGCGCGTCATCCGAATCCGAGGCGAGGACGAAGAGATCAGCACAGCGCGGATCAATGCGACGGTCAAGGATGAAGACGGTGTCGACCGCATCTTGAATGACCTGACCATCGGCAAATACGACGTCACGATCACTGCCGGCCCGAGCTACACAACGCAGCGCCAGGAAGCCGCCGAGGCAATGACGCAGTTCGCGCAGTCCTGGCCCAAGCTGATGGACGTGGCCGGCGACAAGGTCGTGGCCAGCATGGACTGGCCGGGCGCCGAAGAGATTGCCGAACGCATCAAGAAGATCATCCCGCCCAACATCACTGACGACGGCGAAGGCGAACAGCAACAGCTCCCGCCTGAGGTGCAGCAGCAACTGCAGCAGATGGATCAGACGATTCAGGGCCTCACCCAGGAGCTTGAGCAAGCCCAGAGTGGCTTGGAGAAGGCGCGCATCGATGCTGCAAGCCGTGAACGTGTGGCTGAGATCAATGCCCAGGCCAAGCTGGACGTGGAAGAGCTGAAGGGCATGGTCACGATGCTGGTCCAGCAGATGGTGCCGCCGCCGGCCCTGGTGGACATGGCGCTGCAAACTGGAGCGCCGCCACGACAACCGCCGAACAGGCCGCCCACAGCTATGCCGGCCGAGGAAATGCCAGAACCACAACAGAACCCGCCAAGTGCGGGTTTTGACGTTTCTGGGCCTGAAGAAATTCGCGCAGACCTGCCGCCCGCAGGGTCTGAGATCGCGCCATTTGCGGGAGAAGGGCTACCGGATGGCCCGCAACTCACCGGGCAGGAGATCGCGGAATGACCGTGCAAACGATGGACCCCGTCCCCACCAATGACGCTCCCCAGGAGCAGCCCACCAGCGGCCAGGAGCAATCCCAGCAGCAGGTCGAGCAGCAACAGGAAGGCCAGCAGCCAGGCGGCGAACAGCAGCCCGGCAATAGCCAGGAGCAATCCGAGACTGTCGAGCAGCAGCAAAAGAATGGTGGCGTGCAAAAGCGCATCAACGAGCTGACCCGCAAGGCCCATGAGGCCGAGCGTGAAGCGAAGTTCTGGCGCGAACAGCACGCCGCCAAGCAGGGCGCCCCCTCGTCGCAAGACGCACCAAAACCCGCCCGCACCGACTTTGCCAGCGAAGACGAGTACTTGGAGGCAATGACGGATTGGAAGGTCGAGCAGCGATTCAAAGCGCACAAGCAGCAGACCGCTGCCGAGCGCGAGAACGAAGCCCAGGCCAAGCACCAGTCCACTCGCATTGAGCTTTACCAGCAGCGTGTCGCCGAAAGCGCCGAGTCCATGCCGGACTTCGCCAAGGTCGTTGGCGCAAGCGAAGTGCCCACTGCAGAGCATGTGCTCGAGTCCATCCTGGATTCCGAGTACGGCCCACAGTTGGCGTACCACCTTGCCAAGGATCCTGACGCCATTCAGCGCCTGAACGACATGAGCCCGCTGCAGGCCGCCCGTGAGATCGGGCGCCTGGAAGCCCAGTTGGGCAAGCCTCAAGGCGAACAGCCACCCCCTCAAAAGCGCACCACCAACGCGCCGCCACCCATCAACCCGGTGCGCGGCGGCAACGGTCAGTTCACCAAGGCCCCAGAGGCCATGTCGGACTCCGAGTGGTTCGCATCCCGCAAAAAGTAACGTGAAAGAGCTTTGAAATGGCAAACACCATCCTGACCCACCAGATGATCGCCCGCGAAGCGGCAGCGATCCTTTCCGAAGAAGCCCCGTTCATCATGAACATCAATCGCGGCCGCCAGGAGGAATTCGGCGAAGCGGTGAGCGGCTACAAGAAGGGCGATACCGTCAAGATCGCCATCCCACCCACCGGCGTCGTATTCAATGGTGCTGTTTTCGCTGAAGGTGGTGCTGCTTCCGATGTGGAAGAAAAGTTCGTCAACCTGACCGTTGACACTCAGAAGCACATCGGCCTGCAGTTCGGCGCCAAGGAGAAGGTGCTGAACATCTCCGACTTCAAGGAGAGCATCCTGCGTCCGCAGATGCAAACCCTGTCCTCGGTGATCGAGGCGGATCTGATCTCGCGCGCCGTGCTGTCGACCCCCAACGTGGTCGGAACGCCTGGTACTGTGCCTTCGGTGATGAAGACCTATGCCCAGGCCCGCGCCAAGCTGGAGCAGTACCTGACGCCGCCCGGCCAGCGCTCGGTGGTCTTCAGCTCGGATGCCAACACCGAGTTGGTCGACACCTCTCGCCAGCTGTTTCATGCCAAGAAGGAAATCGAACGTGGCTTCCTGCGCGGCACCATTGGCGAGGCTCAGCAAGCTGACTTCTACGAGCACCAGTCCATCCCCTCTGTGACGCTGGGCACGGCCACGGGCTTCACGGTCAGCGGTGCCGGCCAGACTGGCAACTTGCTGAACATCGGCGGTCTGACTGCGGCCCAGACCATTACCAAGGGCACTGTGTTCACCATGGGGATCAATGCGGTCCACCCCCAGACTGGCGCGAACACGAACAAGCTGCAGCAGTTTGTCGTGACGGCCGATTTCACGGCTGCAGGCACCACTGGCACGATCAGCATCTTCCCCGAGATCAAGGCCACAGCCCCCAACCGCACTGTGACGGCATCGCCTGCCAACGGTGCGTCCATCACCCTGGTCGGAACCGCTGGTTCGGCATACCGCCAGAACCTGATGTTCCACCGCGACGCCTTCACCACGGCATTTGTGCCGCTGCCTGTACTGGCCAGCTGTGAGGGCTACACCGCCCGCCTGCCCAACGGCATCAGCGTGCGCGTGATGACGTTCGGCGACGGCATCAACGACCTGGAGCGCACTCGTATCGACGTGCTCTACGGCTTCGCCGGCGTGCGCCCACGCCATGCCTGCCGCATCACCGAGTGATCTGGCTGCGAATCAAAGGGGCCCTTCGGGGCCTCTTTTCTTTCAAGGAGTGGAAATGTTCCAGGAATACCCCAAGGCCCTCTATAAGGGCGACAGCTATCGAGCTGTTGAAGATGCTGACCAGGAAGCCGAGGCACGAGCCCAAGGCTGGCACGACTTCGGCAAGGCGCCCGAAGCCCCTCAAACGGGCGGCGCTTCGCAATCTGGCGACCAGGCGGCCACCGGCCAGGAGCAAACGGCGGTCACGACCACAGGCCGAGGCAAGAAGGCGAAAGCCGACCAGGCGGCCACCGGCCAGGAGGGCTAAGCCATGCGCACAGCCGGAGAAATTGCGCAGCGCGCGCTGATCCGCGCCGGTGTGGTTGCATCCGGCGAGACGCCAACGGCTGCAGAGCTGCAGGATGCGGTGACCACGCTGAGCGACATGCTGGACAGCTGGAGCCTTGAGCGTCTTACCGTGTTCGGCACGAAAGAGATGGTTATCCCGGTGGCAGGTCTGTCCCGGATCACCATTGGCCCCAGCGGCACTCTGGTAGCGGTGCGGCCGAATGCGGTCATCTCTGCCTTCCTGCGCACCAGCGTGGGCGACACATCTATGAATCAGGCGGCGCCGGAGTTCCTGGATTCGATCCTGCACAAGGATGAAACGGATGTGGACTCCTACTGGTTCAGCTATGAGGGCGCCATGCCAGACGGGATCATCCAGATTTGGCCCATCCCAGACAGCGGTGAGCTTCATCTGCGAGCCACTGCCCCAATCGTGCAGATCACCGACGTCAATGACGAGCTGGATCTTCCCCCTGGCTGGAATCATGCAATGGTGTTGAACCTTGCGGTGAATGTGTGCGGCGAGTATGGCTTCCCGGTGCCGGAAGGTCTGGCGGCGCTGGCCCAGACTGCCAAGGCGAACATCAAGCGCGCAAATCTGCAGCCAGCAGTCGCCACCTTTGACGTGGCCATCACAGCCAATCGCGATGGCATGGCGGAGTTCTACTATGGCCGTTGATTTCCCATTTGTCGGTGGAAGCTACACCAGCCGCAGTTTGAACTGGGATGCACAGCGATCGGTCAACCTGTACCCGGTCCTTTCCGAGTCCGGCACCTCCCGCAGCGTGGCCATGCTGACCACCACGCCTGGCCACCGCAAGTGGCTGGACGTTGGCGCCGGCCCCATCCGTGGTGAGCTCAAGGTGGCCGGCGTGCTGCTGGTGGTGAGCGGATCTAAGCTGTACCGCGTATCCGCCGGCAAGGTTGTCACAGAGGTTGGCGCTGTGGCGGGTTCTGGCTTGGTCGGCATGGCCAGCAATGGCAAGCAGGTCATGATCGTGACAGGAGCGAGCAGCCCAGGCTATTTCCTCACCATTGCGACATGGACGCTCAAGAAGATCGACACGACAGAGGACCCGGATGGGAGCTTCACTGGTGCCGAAACTGTTGACTTTCTGGATGGCCGATTCGTCTGGCCGCGCCCTGGTACTGGTGAATTCGCCGTGAGCCAGCTCTATGGCACCAAGATTGATGCACTGGAGTTCGCCACGGCCGAGGGCTCGCCCGACAACCTGGTGGGCCAGATAGCCGACCATCGAGAGCTATGGCTGTTCGGTGAATCGACCACCGAGGTCTGGTACACCAGCGGCGACCCGGATTTTCCCTTGGCGCGCATCAGCAACGCCTTCATTGAGCATGGCTGTGCGGCCCCAAAGAGCATCACCAAGCTAGACAACACCGTTTTCTGGCTGGGTGCCGATGACCGTGGCCAGGGCATTCTGTGGCGAGCCAACGGCTACACGCCGCAGCGCGTCAGCACTTTCCCCATCGAGGAGGCCTGGGAGGAATACGCGCGCATTGACGATGCGATAGCGTTCACTTACCAGCAGGCCGGCCATAGCTTCTATGTGATCAGCTTCCCATCGGCCGATGCCACCTGGGTTTATGACGTGGCGGCCAACCTCTGGCACGAGCGGTCCTGGCGCGAGAGCACTGGACTGAACAAGCAGCACCGGGTGCGCGGCCATGTGCATGCCCATTTCGCTGGTGAGCACCTGGTCGGTGACCACGCCACAGGCCGCCTGTATGCGCTGGACCTGAACCATTTCAGGGACGAAGCCTTCGGGGAAGGCGCTGATGGCGAGTTGATCCCCCGCATCCGTGTCGCTCCTTACATCGAGGGGGACGGCAACCGCCGGCGCGTTCATTCCATGCAGATCGTCATGGAGACGGGCGTGGGCCTGGTGGATGGGCAGGGATCTGATCCCCAAGCCATGCTCCAGTGGTCAGACGATGGCGCCCACACCTGGAGCAATGAGCACTGGACTACCTTGGGCCGTATCGGTGAGCGCCGGACCCGTGCCATGTGGCGTCGGCTTGGTGCAGCCCGAGATCGCGTGTTTCGCGTGCTGGTGACCGATCCTGTGCCGGTCAACATCATCAAGGCGCGCATGGAGGTCTCATGAGTGAAAACATCAGCATCCCTGCTGCGCGTGTGCCGCTGGTTGATGACCGAGGCTTTATCACTCGGGAGTGGATGGCATGGTTCATCGGCATGTTCAAGCGCGCAGGAGGTTCCCAGGGATTCTCCAATCAGGAGCTTTATGGGGACGCCGTGGCGCTGCAGAGCTATGACGAACTATTGGAGCGAATCAGTGCTCTGGAGGCCCAGGCAAGAGACATGCGGCAGGCCATGATGATGATGGCATTTGGTGGACTGGAGCAGTTCATGGCTACGCCACCTGTAGCCATATCGCCTGACACCTTTGCCCGCATCAAAGTGCTTGGAGAGACCGACCTTGCCATGGATAGCGGCCGTGTGCGTGTTCGCAAAGGCATTGGCGGCAGTACAGCGGTGTTTCAGGTCAATGGCGATAGCGACATATCAGGGAATGCGCGGTTCCGAGCCGGACTGCATGTGAATGGCGCTTTCGAGGTTGATTCGAACTCTGTGGTTCATGGAACCCAGGAGGTAGACGGCACTTCTGAGGCGGCATCGTTCCTGGTCGGTGGCCAGCAGGTGGTGGGCGCGCGCGTTCCAGGAAACCCTGCATTCACCGCTTACGCCGGCCAGACCATGGGGGCGGCTTACAGCCAATCCCAAGCCCAGACCAATGACAACGCCTTGAAGGCTGTAAGCACCGCCGTGGCCGCGGTGGTTACAGCCCTGCGCGACCACGGACTCATAGGAGATTGACCCATGTTCATGAATCAACGCGCCAGCGTCCAAGACGCGGTGCTGGGCACGAGTGCGGCCGTTCTTTACACCGCCCCGGCCAACACTGTGGCCCGATTGTCCAGCGTCACGCTGACCAACCAGACAGCCAGCGCCGTGAGCGTAAGCGTCTATCTGGTGAGGGAAGGCGGTTCGCCAGGCACACAAAACCGCGTCGTTGCACCCTATGTTCTGGCCCCCAATGAGGCTTGGACATGCCCACACCTGAATCACAACCTAAACCCAGGCGACACCCTGCAGGCCCTGGCCGACACCTCCAGCGCTGTGAGCGTCTACGGTTCGGTTATCGAGATGAGCAAGACGTGATCGAGCGGCCTGGGTATGACCAGGCCTGCGCTGAGGCTGCAGCCCACGCCATGGCCAGCTACGACCCGTCATTCGCAGAACGCGCCAAGAACACCGAGTTCTGGGGCCTCTTCGACCCAGATCCCTGCGGCGCAGTGATCTTTGAAGGCAACGTCATCCACGTGGCCAGCCTCAAGCCCTGTGGCCTGGCAGTCCGTCGCATCGTCCGCCAAGCACTGCAGCACCGAGAAATCCTCTTCGCCCCCATCGCCGAATGGAACACGCCGGCGATACGCCTGGCCGTGGGGCTGGGCTTCAAGCTCGGCATTCAGAGTAGGGGCGTCAATTTGTATTGGAGAACACCATGAGCTTTGTAGGCGATCTGATTGGTGATGTGTTTGGCGGCATCACCGGAGCCAATCAAGCAGCAGAAGGCGCTGACAAGGCGGCGGCTGCACAAGAGCAAGCGGCTCGTGAGGCCAACAAGCTCACCAAGGACATGTACGACCAGAACCGGGCGGACATGGCTCCTTGGCGCGAAGCCGGCATGGGCACCTTGTCTCAGCTGGTGGCCGGCCTGCAGCCGGGCGGCGACTTCAACCGCAGCTTCACGATGAACGACTTTCAGGCCGATCCTGGCTATGCGTTTCGACAGTCTGAAGGGCAGAAGACCATTGACAACAGCGCCGCAGCTCGTGGCTCGTCGCTTTCGGGTGCCACGCTCAAGGCGCTGAATCGCTTCGGTCAGGACACAGCCAGCAATGAGTTCCAGAACTCGTACAACCGCTGGAATAACGACATGTCGAACCGGTTCAACCGCCTCTCCGGGGTTGCAGGGACCGGGCAGACGGCAACACAGAACATTGCAAGCCAGGGCCAGCAAACAGCCCAGACCATGGGCCAGAACGTCACGGGCGCAGGAAATGCCCGTGCTTCTGGCTATATCGCCCAAGGCAACACTGTGGGCAATACGTTCGGCTCTCTCGCCGGTCTGGCAGGTGGTGCTGGGATGTTGGGCTGGAAACCATTCAAATAAGGAAGCAGCATGGCAATCGATACTTCGATCTACTCCCAGGTTGGTAAAGGCGGCAACCTTGGAGATCTGGTCAACAGCTATGCCGCAGGCCGGAAGGCCAACATCATGGGACGGCTGTCTGATTTACAGCTCTCCGAAGCCGAGCGCAATGCGGCCCAGGGTAAGGCAGTCAGCGACGCCTATTCAGGCAGCATCGGAGCTGATGGCAATGTCGACTACGGGAAAATGTATTCCCAGCTGGCGTCCGGTGGCCACGGAGCGGCGATTCCCGGCCTGCAAAAGGCTCAAGCAGAGCAGCAGAAGGCCGCTACAGAAGCGAGCGCGAAGAATCTCGACCTGGCCAAGAAGAAGTTCGACTACTTCAACGGTTCCATGTCCGGCCTGCTGGCGTTGCCTGAGATCACGGACGATGCACTGATTCGGGCGACCTCGGATGCCGTGAATCGCGGTTTCCTCGGCCAAGACCAGGCCATCGCGTTTGTGCGCGGCATGCCGGCAGACCAGAAGGCACGGCGCGCCATGCTAATGAGTGGCGTCATGCAGTCCACTGACGCTTCCAAGCAGCTGGAGGCCTTGCTGCCCAAGGTGCAGGCCCAGAACCTGGGTGGCCGCACTGTGATGGTCGACATGAACCCGATGACCAATCCAGCAGTTGTCGGCCAGTCCATGGAGCGCACAGCCACGCCGGGGGAGGTGGAATCTGCGCGGCACAACCGTGCCAGCGAAGGACTCACGGCCCGTGGCCAAAACCTTGCAGACAGCCGGTCGAGGGAAGCTAACGCCAACAATTTGAGCCGGCCTTTTGAGGTGACTGGAGAAGATGGAAAGCCAGTACTGGTCCAGCAGGACAAGCAGGGAAATATTCGACCTGTCACTGGGTACCAGCCAAAGTCTGGGGCGGACAAGGCACTGACAGAAGGTCAGGCCAAAGCGATGCTTTTCGGGTCCCGCATGGATGCATCCAACAAGATCTTGGACAGCCTCGCAGACGCAAAAGTCATTACCTCCATTCCCGGATCGCGGACAGGTTTCGGCGTTGGCTCGGTGGTAAATGCATTGTCGAGCCCCAAGCAGCAGCAGCTAGATCAGGCAAAACGGGACTTTATCAATGCGACCTTGCGCCGGGAGTCTGGGGCCGCGATTGCTGAGTCGGAATTCAACAATGCCGAGAAGCAGTATTTCCCACAGGTCGGCGACTCGAAGGAAGTGATCAAGCAGAAGGCAGAGAACCGTGCCCTTGCGACGCGAGCAATGTTGGCTGAGGTTCCGGAGTCAAAACGCCATGTGGTGGACGATGTCATCAACGGCGGGACGGGTTCGCCGGCTCGAAAGCCCAATGCTGATCAAAAGTCCAAGGTGGTCAACTTTTCAGATTTGAAGTGAGCATGTCATGGACGTACGACTGCCAGACGGCACCATCATTGAAGGCGTTCCGGACGGAACCACCAAGGCAGATCTTGCGGCCAAGCTGAAAAAGAACGGCATGGCCGTGCCCAGCGAATGGCTGGCTGCCGAGTCTCCCAAAGCACCGGAGCGCAGTTTTACCGAAAAGGCCGGCGATGCGATCCGCGACATTCCGCGCCAGGTTGGCCTGACAGCCAGGTATGGACTGGAGGGACTGGGCAATGCAGCCGAGATCGTGACGAACCCGATTCGTGATCTGGTCACGGATCCCCTGGTACGACTCGCCGGCGGGGCGCCCCAGCGCACGTTGAGCGATCTGGTTACTGGTGCCAAGGCCGGCCCGGCACGCAGCAAGAGCACGGGCGAGGTGGCTACGGCCGCCGCCGACTGGCTGGGATTGCCAAAGCCGCAGACAGCAGGTGAGCGAGTGATTGGTGACGCAGCGCGAATGGTGGCCGGCTCCGGCGGTTTCGTTGGGGCAGGGCGTGGCCTGGCAAATGCTGGTGCCAAGACGCTGGGTTCATTCCTGAGCGCAAACCCCACCGTGCAGGCGTCGAGCGCCGCGGTCGCAGGTTTGGCCGGAGGCTCGGTGCGTGAGTCCGGAGGGAGCGAAGGCGAGCAGGTCCTGGCGTCAGTACTGGGCGGATTGGCTGGTGCTGCTGCGCCTGCAGCGGTCAACAGCGTGACGCGCGCCGCGCGCAACGCGCCGGGCCGGCTGGCTGACTTGGTCAATCCCGGCCGCAACACGGCGGCGCAGCCAGTGGATATGCAGATCTCGGCAAGGCTGGAAGGTACCGGCGTGGACTGGTCGACTGTTCCGGAGCGTGTGCGCCAGGCTGTCCGCCAGGATGTGGAGCAGGCCCTGAAGGTCGGTGACGACCTGAACCCAGAGGCTCTGCGCCGGCTGGTTGACTTCCGGACCGTGGGCGCGACTCCGACTCGCGGCACTTTGACCCTAGACCCGATCCAAGTCACTCGCGAGAAGAATCTGGCCAAGACTGGTGCCAACTCGACGCTTGAAAGCGCCCAGCGCCTGGCAAATCTGGAGGCTGCCAACAACCAGGTGCTGATTCGCCAGCTCAATGACATGGGGGCAGATGCAACCCAGGATGCAGCCAGAGCTTTTGGCGATCGAGGCGTCGGTGGCCTGCAGGGCTGGCTGGATTCTCAAAAGGCCAATGTTGACCGGCTTTACCAAGCCGCGCGCGACAGCGGCGGACGGTCTGCACCGCTGGATGGGTCCAGCTTCACGCGCCGAGCTTCCGAGTTGCTGGACGAAAACCTGCTGGGCGGATCGCTACCGAAGGATGTGGAGACGCATCTGAATAGCATTGCTCAGGGCAAGGTGCCATTCAATGTGGACTATGCAGAGCAGTTGAAAACCAGAATCGGCAAGCTGCAGCGTGGCACCAGCGATGGTAGCGCCCGCATGGCTCTTGGTGTCGTGCGCCAGGCCCTGGAGGAAACTCCGCTTCTAAACGCCGGCGCAAGCCTGGGTGATGACGCCATCGGTGCCTTCAACTCAGCCCGGACCGCAAACCGCCAGATGATGCAGCAGATCGAGAAGGTCCCTGCGCTCAAGTCTCTGTATGACGGGAAGATCTCGCCGGACGACTTCATCAAGCGCTACGTGACCAGTCCAACTGCCAAAGTCCGGGATGTGGCCGAGATGGTCAAGGTGCTGGACAGCAGCGGCAAGCAGGCACTTCGCGATGGGGTTCTGGGTGAGCTGAAGGCAGCGGCGGTGGGTACCGTGGAAGACGAGGCGGCGCGATTCAGTGCTTCTGCGTTCCGCAAGGCCCTAGACCGACTTGGCGATCGCAAATTGAGCCTGATCCTGTCGAAAGACGAGATCAACCAGCTCAAGGCGCTGTCTCGAGTGGCTGACTACACCACGGCTCAGCCGGTGAGTTCTGCTGTGAACAACAGCAATTCAGGCGCGCTGGTCGTTGGGAAGGCCATGGACAGTTTGAATCTCCTGGGTTTGGTGCCTGGCATGCGAATGCTAGGAAATCTGGGTTCTGACGGTCTGAAACTGGCAGTCCGCACTTCTCAGCAGAGCAATGCAATGAACGCGGTGCCTAGCATCGTGCTCAGGCCAGAGGTTCAGCGGCAGCTGACGCTGGGCAGCTTGGCCCGGCCTGCGTCCCTGTCTTCTGCGCTATTTGCCGCGCCACTCTCGCCACAGGCAGATCAGAACGATTGAGATCGCCCAGCCGATGGTGATGGGGTTGATGCCTGTCTCGCGTATCCACGCGCTGACGATCCGGTCAAGTTCCTGAAGCATTCGCGAATCCTAACGAAAAGCACCACAGCCGCCTAGAGCGGCTTTTTTCATAGACGTCGAAGCATAGAGCCGGGGGTATTGGACAGGTCAAGGTTTCAAGCCCCGGCTGGCAACAGCCGAACCGAAACCGTTGACTTAACCCACAACCTACATAGAGCTGCCCCAGCAGCCACCAAGTAACCGCCCCAGTGGCGGTTTTTTCATTTGTACTCATGAAAGGACATGAAATGCACAAATTCAACCCGCTTGTCGTAGTCATTGGCGATGAGCCACTGGCTTCAACTGAGGTAATCGCCAAAGGGATGAAGGCCCAGCACGCCAGCACCATCAAGCTAGTGCGTAAACATGCAGAGGCATTGAGTCGATTCGGATTGATCAGATTTGAAATCCGAGCAAGAACCAAGGGTTCGCATGGGGGTGGTGATGCCGAATACGCGCTGCTCAATGAACAGCAAGCAGCTCTGTTGATCACCATGATGCGCAATACGCCTCATGTGCTTTCCTTCAAGGCGGATCTGATTGCTGAATTCTTCCGCATGCGTGATGCGCTTCAGCAGCGAACGCACAACCTTTGGCAGCAACTACAGGCGGCCATTGCTCAAGAGGTTGAATCCAAGGTTCGCGCTTCTTTCGGGTCGCATCTCATGTTGGAGCGTAAGAAGGAAAAACCGCACCTGCAGGATGAAATTGAGAGACTGGAGGCGGAGATTCAGCCTTCGTTGCCGCTGCACTGATTTACCACTGTCCTTTCGTGGTTGACCGCCTTCGGGCGGTTTTTTTATTTCCAAAAGCGAAAGCCCCAGAGCGTGTCCAGCGCCTGGGGCTTTCTTGTACCAATCCCTTGAACAGACAAGGAACAGGCCATGCCAAATGATAAGCGCATCACCTTGAAGATGCTAGGAGTGACCATGGAAGTCATCAATGTCACCGCCGACCAGTTCCTCAAGATTTTGAAATGGGCCGGTGGATTCGCCGTTGCTCTCGTCCTTGTCTGGCGACTGCCGGACATCATCGGCGCCTTTGTCAGATGAGGATCGAACTTGATAAATCAGCGGCTGCCGAAATTGCATCTCGCGTTGCTTGGTCCTACGTCATTGCTTCCATTGGTGCTGCCATGGGTGGCGCCGCTGCATTGATTTACGCCATTCGCTGGTGGTAGCCCGCACTCAGAAACTCGTTCCCGTCTTATCAGCCCGCCACGGTCAGCCCTGGCGGGCTTTTCTTTTGGAGCTCCAATGCCCACGAGCCTTATCAATCCGGTTTTCCACGCCGACGATTCCGCCGGCCGCCCTCTCGTTGGGGGGAAGTTGCGCACCTACCAGGCTGGGACATCCACGCCAGCGGTGACTTACCGCAACAGCGCTGGCACGCCGAATACCAATCCGATCATCTTGGATGGCCGCGGCGAGGCAATGGTGTATCTGGATGGCAGCATCCAATACAAGCTGGTTCTTGAAGATGCCAAGGGTGTCATCGTCTGGACCGCTGACAACGTGGTGAGCGCTGATTTTTATGCCAATCTGCTGCTGCCTCAAGCAGTCGATGCTTCTGTAGCCGCTGTTCAGCCATATGTAATCATGGCCCAGCAAGCTCAAGCTGGAGCTGAGTTGGCCAAAGCAGGAGCAGAAGCTGCTCGCGATGGCGCAATGGTCGGAGCGGGTTTTTACGACACAGAAGCTGCGGGAAGAGCTGCAGTTTCTGACGAGCAAACGTTTAAGGTAATCGGAGCTGGTAACATTTCCGCGCTCCTATATCGTCGCATCAATTCAACAACTAGCACACTGCTAGCGACATTTCCGTCCGGTAGTATTGACTCTCTCTCAGTTAATTCTGGTAAACCGTATCCGCTTAAATCTACGCAACGCGATGGCTCTACGTCTTCGGCAAGCACTGTCGCAAACGATGCTCTCCTAGATATTAGAATTTCCGGCCCGCGAGCTGGAAAAATATATCGCATTGAATTTATTGGAAATGGTACGACAGCATTAGGCGCAAGCAACGCCTATGCGATTTACGTTTCAGAATATGATGAGGTAACTTATGCGACTGGTAGTTCCGCATCAAAAGTAGATATTCTTGCAACGAATGACTATGACTTTTCCGTTTCGCCCGGAACAGGGATTATTACTAGGAATATTGAAAGCAAACGCATCCCTGGTATTGCAATAGCAGTCACATATGACACTACGAAAATTACAGGCGACAGGCTGAATCTTAATAACAACGCGTTGCCTGGATACAGCTGGATCATTGATAAATCTTGCTACTTTTCGGGGCAGACATTGGCACGCGCAGAAGACATCAACCGTGGTAAGTTGTTTCCTTTTGCCAATATCTCACGCGATGGTGTGATATCCGCAAATTTGCAAAATCTCATGAATGCGGTTATTGATATAAAGGTTGTCGGTGCCAGGCCAGGAAAGCTATACCGTCTTGAATGGTATGGAAATGGTACGACAGCATTCGGTGCACCTCGATACGACATGCTGTTTGCCGAGTATGACAAGGCTAACTACGGCACCAGCAGCGCAACTGGCCGGGTCGATGCGGTTACTCTGACTGATAACCCGACACTCACGGCCCCCTCGGGCCTTGTAACTGTCCGAATAGACAGCCCTAGGATTAAAGGTTTGTCATTTTTCGTGACGTATGATTCTGGCGCGTTGACACCTGGATCTGTCATCGCCCTGAATAATGCCACCGGTGCAGGGTACAGCTGGATCATTGACGAATCCTGCTACATCGGCCAAGCTCAATCGACGGTTGAGACTCCGGTCGATTACAACTTTAGTGCGGCCGGGGAGCTGACGGTAAGCTTCGCCAGCACCACCGAATGCTATCGGTTCACCTTTGGACCCAATGGTGAGAACTCGCTGCCAAACTTCATCTCCATCTCCATGGCCCCTGGTACTGATCTGGCAAGCGCGATCTGGACTCAGTTGAATACGGCCGGCACAGATTGGCTTCCGCCGCTCATATTGGACTCAGTGGTTGCAGGTGCTCCAGCTGAGCGCTCCGAATTCACAGGCGGTAATCACCTGGTGGATGGACTGCAGACCGCAACCAACCGCATATATCTTGTGTTCGCAGATGACAAGCCTGTAAACAAGGGATCGTCCGGTTCCTGCAACAAGCTGCGGATTGTGGTGGTGAACGACCTCATGGCAGGAAACACCGTATCCCTTGGACGCTATGCGGCCCGCCAAGCCTTCAACCTGACGGTAACAGCAGGGCATGTGGCTGTCGATTCGGATGTGCGGGCTCTGGAGCGTGTCAAGTTCAAGCGTGACTATGGGCTCCAGTGCGTTACGGGCGGCTTTCAGGGAACTCAGCTAGTTCTGGGCGGCAGCAACACCGCCCGCGAACCATTCGATAGCACCAAGACCAGTGGTGCGAAGAGCGCTTATCCAAATGCCTGGGCTCTGGTGCTTCAAAGTAGCAACGGGCAGATGGGCATGTGGCTGGACAAAGGGTATGCCGCGGGCTCTGGCGCACTTGTAGATGATGCTGAAGCCTTGATTCGAGGTGGTGGCGCATCCAACACCAAGTGGTATCTGGGCGTGGTCTTCAAGATGGTCGCAGGACCCGAGTACGCGGCAGGCGAAGGGTACAGATATCGCGGCGGCTACTCCTTTGGATCAGCCATCACTTTGCCTGCAGGCTTCGACAGCGTCATGCCGACCCAGCGCGCGAGCCACACGACACAAACATATGCGCTGGCCGATGGGTCCAGCGTCAGCATCTGACCCGCTCCGGCGGAATTTTTATGCCTGGGAGGGCTATGGACAACAACTGGACTGACCAACTGCTGCCGAAGGTGCCAGGCATTCTTGGCAGCGCAGGAGCGCTTATGTGGATGCAAGGAACGTGGCCGCGTAAGGCGGCAATGCTGGTCCTGGGTATCGCGGCCAGCAACTATGGGACGCCTGACTTTGTGCAGGCAACAGGTCTGTCTGAGGGGCTCGGCGGCTTCGTCGTCGGCATGTTCTCGATGACAGCGGCCGACTGGGTGTTTAGGGCATGGGACCAGTTCGCTCTGGGGCCACTGCTTAATGAGTGGGTGCGTAAACGCCTTGGACTCCCACCAAAGGACGGGGGTACTGCATGACCTTAGACGACATCACCAAAACCGCGATCCTGCCTGCCTTGAACCTGATCGGGGTGAAGAATACCCAAGAGGCGCTGGTCGAGCTGCTGGCCATCGGCCTGCAGGAAAGCCGGTTCATCTATCGGCGCCAGATCGGTGGCCCGGCGCGCAGCTTCTGGCAGTTTGAGCAGGGTGGGGGAGTAAAGGGTGTGCTGAACCATGAGGCGACGCAGGCCAAGGCCCGCGCCCTGTGCGCAGCTCGTGAGGTGGATGCTACGCCTGCGGCTGTCTACAACCGGCTTGAGCATGATGATGTGCTCGGCGCAGGGTTCGCCCGTTTGCTGCTGCTGAGCGACCCTCGGCCACTGCCGGTCCTGGGAAAGGCAGACGAGGCCTGGGCGTACTACCTGCGCAACTGGCGTCCCGGCAAGCCACATCCTCAGACCTGGCCCGGCTTCTATCAGCAGGCGCTGGAGTATGTGCGATGACTGGCCGCGCCCAGGCCCTGGTGGGTTTAGCTGTCCTGCTGGTGGGTTTCTTCGCCGGCTGGTGGGTCAATGCCCAGCGGGCAGAGGCCCGCATATCGCTACTGAAAAAAGAGCATGCGGAGCAGACGATGCGCGCGAGTGCATCTGCTTTGGCTTCCTATTCACGCATGGAGAAAACCAAGGATGACGCAATCAAATCCGCCCAGGCTCGGGCCGATCGCCTCCAGGCTGATGTTGGTCGTGCTGCCGCTGCTGCTGACGGCCTGCGCAAGCAACTCGCCGGCATGCCCGCCCGTATCACAGCCGCTTCCCGCGCCGCCGTCGATGAGTACGCCTCAACCGCAGGAGAGCTACTCAGCGCGTGCACAGCGGAATATCAGTGGATGGCAAGACAAGCTGATGGCCACGCAAATGATGCGAGAATGATCACCGAGTCTTGGCCTCGCTGAACAAACGCAAAAAAGCCCCCTCGACACCAAAATCAGGTGCGAGGGGGCTCTTTTTTTGTGCGGGAGATTTTGCCAACATGGGCAGTAAACCATGCGCTGCATGCTGGCCCTGCATCTTGATCCTCCCTGTGTCACAGGAATGCGCAATCAGCGAGCACGCCGCTTTTAATCCGTTGGTCGCGAGTTCGAATCTCGCAGGACCCACCAGAATACATAAGCCGCTACAGCTGTTAAAGCTGTAGCGGCTTTTATGTTTTATTCCCATGGTGGGAGCATTCATCGCTCCAAGGAATTGCGGTTTGCTCTCCTGAGCGTTCATGGACACGGGCGGCCCTTGCTCTGTCGGCCTACGGTTCGGATAGCGCTCCGTATCGATTTCTGTGCCGGGTTATCAATCAACAGAAACGCCTCTTGCGAGGCTGAGTGGCCTCTGCAGCCAGGTTTTGTGCTTCACCAAAGGCTTTGTCCGTCGGAGTGGCGAACCTGCTTTTCGCTGGAGAGGCAGCGGCTCAGCAGATCGGTCAGTTTAGGTGATGGTGGAGCCAGGCCTTGTCTTCTGGCGGGCCAGCGGTGCTGGCGCTGGTCGCCGTGTGCTTGTCGAAAAAGCAGAACCCCGCTCAGTTCAACCGTGGCGGGGTTCGTCAGGAGATCGGAGACCGAGCTGCTGTTATGGGGTTTTGCTTCTTCCCCGGTAGTTCAGGTCGGTGGCCGAGTAGTTCTCACGCTTGCGCCAGTCCATTTGAATCGGGCCGGCGTGGTTGGCTGGATAGGTGATGCGCTCTTTTTCGCGATTGAGTTCCCACTGCTTTGCATCCACGATGCGATGGACTGTGGACTCTTTGGATTTGCTCAT